AAAGAATACTTTAAGTCTAGAGGAATAAATGAAGAGTCAATGCAACATTTTAAACTCGGATATTCTAGTAAAATGGGCATGGTCATTGTGCCAGTACATAGCCCAGACGGTATGCCAGTAGGTCTTGTTGGCAGATCTATTACAGAAAAGAAATTTAAGAATAGCACAAATCTGCCAAAGAATAAGACCATGTTTAACATTCATAGGGCAAAAAGAATTGGCGAGAATGTTATTATTGTTGAATCAAGTTTTGATGCAATTAGAATTCATCAGGCGGGATTTCCAAATGTTGTCGCAACATTAGGCGGACATTTATCAAAAGAAAATTTGGCATTACTAAATAGATATTTTAATCGCATAACTATTATGACAGATGCAGATTTGGCTGGCAGGGAATTAGGTCTCAGCATAGCTAATAGATTAAAGAATAAAGATGTCTTGTGGGCCTCGTATGAATATGGTAAGATATATCCACATGACGCAAAAGATGCTGGCGATATGACTGAAAAAGAAATTGTCGCTTGTATTAAAAACGCAGTTTCCGATATCGAATATCGATCTTGGAACCCATGATATAATGAAAGAACAGACGGATCTATACTGTCAAATATAAAGGAGAAACTATATGGGTATCGTAAAAGGTCTAAAAGACCTAAACAAAGCGCTAGATAAGCCACAATCATCTGGCGAAGGTAGCAAAGCAAAATGGGTAAAGCTTGAAGATGGAGAAAGCGTAAAGATTCGTTTCCTTCAAGAACTTGATCCAGATTCACCAAACTATAATGAAAAGCTCGGACTGGGTTTTATTGCAGTAGAGCACACAAATCCTAAAGATTATCGTCGCAAGGCGCTATGCACCATGGATGACCAGGGCAAGTGTCACGGTTGCGATCAACATCGCAAGGATTATAAGGCGGGATGGAAGGGTCGTTCACGACTTTACATCAATGTCCTAGTTGATGATGGAAAGAATGAGCCATACGTAGCAATTCTTTCACAAGGTTCTAGCGGCAAAACCGTTACACCTACACTAATTGAATACGCAGGAGAAATGGGTTCAATCACAAATCTGATGTGGCGTATCAAGAGAACTGGTCTAAAGACCGAAACAAGTTATACCATTATCCCATTGGCAAAAGATGAGACTCCATTCGATTCCTCAGCCATTGAATTGTATAAGTTGGAAGAAACTGCTGTGCGTGACTTGCCATACGCAGAGCAGGAAGCTTTCTTTAATGGAGAAGGCGGAGCAGAAGAGGCTGAATCTGCAACTAGCAGCAGTCTAGATTGGTAATAGTTTGGGGCCCGAAAGGGCCCCAATACAAAGGCGGTTATGAGTTTTATACATTTGCATGTCCATTCCCATTATTCAACAATGGATGGACTAAATTCACCAGATGAGTTAGTAAAGCAGGCCAAGATACTTGGCATGCCTGCTATTGCTATTACAGATCATGGTACATTATCATCACATCGTGAAATGCAAATTGCCTGTGAGGAATATGGCGTAAAGCCAATCCTTGGAGTAGAGGCATATATATCGCCAACGGATAGATTTGATAGATCATCATTTAAAGATAAAAGTATTCAAGCCTATAATCACATTATCCTGCTTGCTAAAAATAAAAAGGGCTTAGAGAATATTCACAAGTTGCAGGAGATAGCGTGGACTGAAGGATTTTATTCCAAGCCACGTATTGATAGAGAGGTGCTAAAAGAATATGCGGAAGGTATTATTGTTCTTACTGGATGTCTTAATGGGCTTATTAGTAAGTGTATCGAAAAAGGCGATCTATCTGACGCCAAACTTATACTCAAAGATTTTAGTAAAACCTTTGGCGAAGATTTATATGTTGAAGTTCAATCTCATAACCCAAAAGAAATAAATGACGGACTGCTACAACTAGCAGATGAATTAGGAATTAAGGCGGTTGCAACAGGAGATCTTCATTATGCCAAAGAGGAAGATAGGTTGTTGGAAGAAGCGTTGCTAATTATTTCCACAAACCCTAAGATGAATAAAGATGCAGACTTTGACATGTCTCGTCAGATGAAGGATATGGCAGATAGATTTGATTACTTATATCCTGATCGTCGTATGTCATTTAAGGGCATGAACCTGTTTATGCAGACTCGTGAAGAGATTGAGGCGGACTTTAAAAAGGCTGGAATAAATAGAACCGATATATTTGATAATACCCTAGAGGTAGCAGATAAAATAGGAGAATATGACCTATATCGGAACCTTGACCTTCTGCCAGTCCCAAAGACTAATGCTGATGAAAAGCTACGGGACATGGCTGAAAAGGGCTTAGAACGGCTTGGGAAGGCTTCAGATGAGGTCTATAGAGCCCGCCTAGAGGAAGAATTGGCAGTTATTAAGGATAAGAAATTTGCCTCCTACTTTCTTATTGTGGCAGATATGATTAACTGGGCCAAAGGCCAAGAAATTATGGTAGGTCCAGGACGTGGTTCGGCAGCAGGATCTTTGGTCTGTTATTCCATAGGTATTACAGATGTAGATCCAATTGAATATGACCTACTGTTTTTCCGATTTATTAATCCTGAGCGTAATGACTTCCCAGATATTGATACAGACTTTGAGGACCGCCGCCGTAAAGAGGTTAAAGATTATTTAAAGAAAAAGTTTAAGCATGTTGCATCTATTTCTACATTTACTTATTTTAAGGATAAAGGCGTCGTTCGTGATGCTGCTCGTGCATTCCTTGTGCCGCTTTCAGATGTTAATCATGCCCTTAAATCTGTAGATACATTTGAAGAGTATGCTACATCTCCAAATACAAAAGAATTTAGAATGAAGTATCCAGAAGTAACGTGGCTTGCAGAAAGGCTTCGTGGAAAAATTAGAAGTACAGGTATTCATGCTGCTGGAGTTATTGTGGCGAAGGATGATATCCGTAACTACGGTCCAGTTGAAACAAGAGAAGATCGTGAGGATAAGGCTTCTGGCCGCATTCCAGTTATTGCATACGATATGGATACTGTCGCAGATATAGGACTAATTAAGCTAGATGCTCTTGGACTAAAGTGTTTATCAGTTATAGCAGATACAACTGCTTCAATTAGAAAGCGTACTGGAAAGAATATAGATTTTTCTAAGATGAATTTTGATGACCCAGAAGTATACAAAATGCTAAGCGAAGGTTATACTAAAGGAGTATTTCAAGCCGAAGCAACTCCATACACAAACCTTTTGATTAAGATGGGTGCCACAGAGTTTGAAGATCTAATCGTATCTAATGCTCTCGTTCGCCCAGGAGCTATGAATACTGTTGGTGCATCATATATCAATAGAAAGCATGGCAAAGAAGCGGTTGAATATGTACATCCAATTATGCAGCCCTTCACAAAAAATACATATGGGGTAATTATATATCAAGAGCAGGTCATGCAGGCCTGCGTACACCTTGGTGGAATGACTTGGTCTGAGGCAGACAAAGTTCGTAAAATTATTGGAAAGAAAAAAGATGCAAAAGAATTCGACCAGTTCAAGGATAAATTTGTTGAAGGCGCTTCAAAGCACATTTCTAAAAAGCAGGCAGAAAAGCTTTGGCACGACTTTGAAGCACATGCTGGATACTCGTTCAATAGGTCTCACGCTGTTGCTTACTCTATGCTTTCTTATTATACCGCTTGGCTTAAGTTACATTATCCTCTGGAGTTTATTTTCGCAGCGCTCAAAAATGAAGGAGACAAAGACACCAGAACAGAATACCTCATTGAAGCAAAGCGACTTGGACTAAGAGTTCAACTGCCACATATAAATGAGTCTGATGTATACTTTTCTTTACAGAAAGACTCCCTGCGATTCGGGCTGGCAGAAATTAAATTTATATCAGATAGTATCGCAAATAAAATCATAGAAGGAAGACCATATGCAAACTATAAAGAATTTATTGAAAAGGCCGCAAAAAAAGGAAGCGGCATTAATAGTAGGGCTATTAGCTCTCTTAATGCTATTGGCGGTGCTGCCTTTGAGGATAATGCTAGGAGCGGTCAAGAAAAAGAAAACTACTACGAATACCTAGGCATACCATCTTTTGAATTAAAGAATATTCCCCCTAGAATTAAAGCGCAGGCAATTACAATAGATCAATTTGATCCATTGGGATCGTTTGTTATGTTTGGTATGGTTAAAAGTATAAAGCGTGGCAAAGGCTGGGCAAGAGTCGAATTAGTAGATGAGACTGGAAGTATCGGTCTTTTCCACCACGAACAAACGCAAATTGAATCTGGCAAGATGTATTTTATTCTTGTAGGAGATAATCGTATTGCAAGATATGTGGACGTTGCCGATATTAATCCAGAGTCTGCAGACGTATTTGTAGATTTCTTATATCGAAAACAGTATAGTCTTGAAGAAGATGAGAAGATTGTGGTAAACTTTAGCCCGTACCAGACAAAAAATGGAAAGACTATGTCTCATATTGTAATGTCTGATAAGGATAAAAATCTTACTAGAGCAATTGCATTTCCATCAATGTATAAAATAACATTAGCAAAAATGCGTGACGGAATGAAATGTAAGCCCGTGTTATCAAAATTAGATGATGGCACATTGATGATTAAGGAAATAAAATGACAGACGATATTGTTCAGTCAATGAGCCTGAATAAAATATTGGTTGCCTTGCTGGAACAATATGGTAGTCTCACGGTTCCAACCACAAAATTTGTAGAGGCAGCAAATGAAGATAAAGAATTAGTTGTAGAGTACGATGATACGGACTTTACGTTTAAATTTAGTTTAAGGAGTAAAAATGAACAGCAATGAAATAGTAACTGAATATGGTCTAGATGCTTTGGCCGCAGTACTGCATGAGACGGCAGTAGAAAAAGGATTTTGGGATGGAGAATACACACATGACAAAATTGGAAATAAGTTAGCTCTAGTACATTCTGAAGTTACAGAAGTATTAGAAGCGGTTCGTAAAAGTCAAGGATCAGAAAAAGTAGTAGAAGAAATAGCAGATATTATTATTCGTATTTTAGATGTATATGCCGCTATGAGAAATGAAGAGGCAGTCCTACACAGCCTTGATGAAATATTAAATAATAAAATGAAAAAAAATAAACAACGTCCAAAGCTTCACGGCAACCTATTCTAAATGATATAATAGTAGAAAGAAAGAGTATAAATGACAATTGTAATAGAAGATATATTAGCAAAATTAGATCCAAAAACTAGATCAAGAGTACAGTCAGCAGTAGATGTTCAAGTAGAAAGACAGCCAACGCCCAGCATTGGCTTGAATCTTGCTCTAAAGGGAGGACTTGGCTTCGGAAGACAAGTCTTAGTTTGGGGTAATAAGTCTGCTGGCAAGTCATCTTTCTGTCTACAGATGATAGCAGAAGCACAAAAGAATGGTAAGACTTGTGCCTGGATTGACGCAGAAGCATCTTATGATAAAGGTTGGGCGGAACGGCTTGGGGTAGACTCATCTAAATTGATCTATTCCCCAGCAAAAACAATTAACGACATGGTTGACGTTGCTACACAATTGATGGAGGCAGAAGTCGACCTAATTGTAGTTGATTCTATATCTGCCTTACTTCCAGCAATTTATTTTGAAAAAGATAGTTCAGAATTAAAGAAACTTGAAGATACCAAACAGATCGGCGCAGAAGCAAAGGATATGACACATGCAGTTAAGATGCTTAATTATGCAAACAAGAACACGCTTCTTGTCCTCATATCACAACAACGTAATCAATTTGGGTCTATGCATGCTTCGCATATTCCGACGGGTGGAATGGCGGTTAAATTCTTCTCATCTACTGTTATTAAACTATGGAGCTCGGAAGCTGAAGCGAATGCGATCAAGGCTGGCGTTAAAGTTGGCGATAAGATTATTGAACAAAGGGTAGGAAGACCAGTAAATTGGATTATTGATTATAATAAGCTAGGTCCACCTAATCTTGCAGGACAATATGATTTTTATTACCAAGGAGAAACCATTGGTATTGATAGGACAGGAGAAGTACTTGATGTTGCCGAAATGTGCGGAGTCGTGGAAAAAGGTGGCGCTTGGTACACCGTGGAAGGTGAGCGGCTACAAGGAAGAGCAAAAGCCGTGCAATTCCTTCGTGATAATCCAAAAGTAGTAGACAAACTTGTTAAGGCTATAGATGCCAAGTCTTAATGAATTCATACAAAACAAAGAGCCAACCCCAGGCCTAGATAAAATTGAAGAGTCTAGGCCATGCTCAAAATGTAGCAAGGACTCAGACTTTTATTATTGGAATGCACAAAATTTAGAAATGACTTGGACATGCCCAGACGGTCATAAAAATTCATACAGGATAAACTAATGTCAGAAAGATCAGAAGCAAAGAGAGATGGCGCAAAACAACAAAAGAATAGCGGCAGGGGAGATTACCAAAAGGGTGATGCTATCTGGAATGGCTTTGTTGTTGACTATAAAGAGTCTGGTAAATCTGTATTAGTGTCAAAAGAAATGTGGGCAAAAGTATGCACAGATACCTTTAAGGTAAGCAGGGCATATTATCCAGTATTAAAATTAGTTATAGGTGAAGACAATAGTAAGACAAGATTAGCAGTAATTGAGTGGTCATTACTGGAACAGCTAGTAGAAAAGTGGCACGAGTGAGAGATATATTTATGACAACATTAGTTGGAGCTATTGTAGGTGGAGTATTTAGCGCATTCAAGCTTCCAATTCCAGCGCCTCCAGTATTTGCTGGATTGATGGGAATCGTTGGACTATGGATTGGATACGCTATAGTAACAAAGGTATTGGCATGACAGAGAAAAATACATTAGAGTTAATTAATGATATAACAGAGTTTAATGATCTGCATGAATATATGAAGGATGAACAGCTTGATAAAGCTCTTGCCATCGTGGTAAAGCTTTTACTAAACCCAGATGTACCAGCAGCAAAAGCGCCACATCTTATAATTGAACTACAGGCAATGTCTACAAAGTTTTCTATGCTTGCCTCTGTATACTCAACTATTGCTAAAGACAAGGCTGGGACGGTAAATAATAATAAAAAGAATATATATTATTCGGCAAAGGAGTCGATAGACAAACTTGTGGATGCCCTCAAGTATGTTGTTCGCTATAATGGCTAGAGACATAGTAAAAAACTTAAAGTTTAAAAAATATGAAGGTAAATTTGATCCTAAAGAATTTGCCAAGATGCTTGATGATGCCTATCTTGCTACAAAACGTGCAGATGGAGAAATGACTAAATATACATTTAGCCCAAGTAGTTTTGGATATGGCAATGGAAACTGTCCACGTTATTGGTATATGGCATTTAGCGGAGCAACTTTTATAGATAACAACGACGCAAAGGCAGTCGCAAATATGGCTCAAGGAACTCAGGCTCATGAAAGATTGCAAGGCCTAATTGAAAAAATGGGAGCTCCAATAAAGTCAGTACAGACTGAAATAGAGATTAAAAATGAGTATCCTCCAATTCGTGGGTTCATAGATCTCGTAATTAATTGGGATGATGAAGAAGTTCTTGGAGAAATTAAAACGGCTAAGCAGGAGGTATGGGATACAAGGCAGGCAGAAATGTCACCATCAGCAAACCACATGCTTCAGTTGCTTACATATATGAAATTGAGGAATGTAAAAGAAGCCTTCTTTTTGTACGAAAATAAAAATACACAGGAAATTCTTTTGATTCCAATTCAGATGAATGATAAGAATAAAGAACTTATAGACAATTTCTTTGTTTGGCTCTGTGAAGTCTATGATAATTTTAAAGATGGCGGACTTCCAATAAGGCCGTTTGTAAAAACAAGTTATGCCTGTAAGGGCTGCCCAATTAAAAAAGAATGTTGGGCTGGTCCAACTGGAGAAGTTCAAATTGAACAATATGAGGTGCAAAAATAATGATATGCGCTAACAAAGAATGTGCAAAAGACTTTGAGGCTAAGACCCATAATCAAAAGTACTGCTCAGATGAGTGCTGCCGAGTTGCTACAAATAGGCGGATCATGGAAAAGTACTATGAGAAAAAAGCAATTAGAGGCGGAGCAAAAAGACTATGCAAGAAATGCAATGCTAGATTAAGTAGATATAACGAATCTAATATATGCTCTGGATGTCAGAAAAAGATTGATATAAATCAAAAAAATAAACTGTTAAGGATGATCGATGAAATTGGGTGAACTCATAAAGACAAAAGCAGGTAGAGTTTTGGGTATAGATGCCTCCACAAATTCTATAGCATTTTGTTTAATGGAAGACGATAAACCTCTTAAATGGGGCAAGGTAGAATTTACTGGGTCTGATATATATGAAAAGATCCATGACGCTAAAATAAAAGTTCATGCAATGCTTGATGAATTAAGGTCTGACTATATTGTTGTTGAAGGTGCCGTGTTTGTAAAATCCCCAGACGCCGTAATAAAGTTGTCCTATGTCTACGGCGTAGTAATAGCAGAACTTATGTCTACTGGAGCAAAGGTAATGACTATATCGCCCACATCTTGGCAGGCCCATATTGGCAATAAGAATCCAACTAAGTTAGAAAAAGATAAACTTAGGTTTGAAAATCCAGGGCATGCTGATTCGTGGTACAAAGCGAAGATGCGGGAAATGAGAAAGCAAAGAACTGTAGATTACTTTAATAAGAAATATAATTTATCACTAAACGATTTTGACGTGGCAGATGCATTCGGCATTGCTCATTATTCAAATACGGTGCTTACGGAACGATGAAATTATATAAGAGTAAAGATTGGCTATATCGCCGATATATTGTTCAGAAGAAAACTATGGAAGAAATTGCAAAAGAATGTGGCGTTACTACAATGACCATATATAGAGCCTTGAAAGATAATGGTTTAATTAAATGAGCATAATTTATACTGGAGGAACATTTGATCTTTTTCATTCTGGCCATGTTAATCTATTGAAAAGATGTAAGGAGTTGGCAGGAGACTGGGGAAGCGTCATAGTATCGCTAAACACAGATGAGTTTATTCAGCAGTATAAGGGTAAGCCGCCAGTATGTAGCACAGAAGAAAGAACTGCTGTTCTAGAGTCTTGTAGATATGTAGATCAGGTAGTAATGAATGTTGGCGGAGCAGATTCAAAAATAGCAATAGAGATAGTTAAACCAGACTATATAGTTATAGGATCTGACTGGGCTAAAAAAGACTACTACGCTCAGATGGGATTTACCCAAGACTGGCTAGATGATCGTGGCATTGGATTGGTTTATGTTCCATATACACAAACAATTTCTACTACAAAATTAAAAGGAAGAATGCAGTGAAATTTTTTACTTATGTGGTTTGCTGGGACGAGGTATACGATAATGTTCTTAATATAGAGCATTCTTTTAAATCAAACAATATTCCACATAAAGTTATAAATTCTGGATTTAGAATTAATGATGAGTGGTTGAATGTTGGAGATATAAGGTATTACAGACAGTTATATAAAGCCGTACAAGACTTCGATCGATCATATGAGTATATGTTTTGGCTTGCTGGTGATGTAAGTTACAGTAACTGGATATCATTTATAGATAGGGCAAACTTATCTATTTCAAAATATAATGTTTTTGCTTATGCTCCACACTTAACAAGTGAGCCATGGCATGAAGGATCTTCTAAGATAATTAATTTAGATTTAGATGACAAGATGCTTCTTTCAATTCAAACAGACGGCATAGCGGTCATATTGCATAGAGATGTAGTTAACATGCTTGAAAAGTATTTTGACTTCCTTTCAGACAGGACAGATATTACAAAGTTGACTAGCGGCTGGGGAATGGATATGATTTGGTGTGCGTATTCTATATACAATAAAAAGCTAGTTCTTAGAGACAATGCAAATATTTTAACTCATCCCTCTGGTAGCAGTTATAATCATGACAGAGCTTCGCAAGAATTAAAAATAATTTTAGAAACTTTTTATGAGTTTTGTGACGCAAATAGTATAGATTCTAATGAAATTAAACAATTGCATGACAAAATATATGGAAGAATGCAGCATAGATCAGACTGCTTATCCGTAGATTCATTCTATAAAGTAAAGCCAGAAGTATTAAAAAATAAATATCCAATCAATTATCACACTATATACATAGATGATACTCGTTTAACTAATAGAAATAATTTAGACTATGTATTAAACGGAAATAAGTTAGATATAAAATGCCTTAATGCTAAAAAAGATGGGGAGTTAGATATATTTAAATTAGAAAATCCAGAATTTAAATTTGCTTGGGATGGATTCAAGCCAGGAGAAATTGGTAATTTTGGAAGTCATTATCTTGCTTGGAAATATTTGAAGGAAAACGATTTAAATGAGTTAATTGTATTTGAAGATGATGTTTTAATAGATAATTCATTTCATGAAAAGTATCAAACTGCCATGAGCGTACTGCCAGATGACTACGATATATTTAGCCTTTATGTTGATAAAAACCAGCATCCAAGATTTGACGAATCTCAAAAGATTAGTTATTATATAGCCAAGGGATACCAAGACTGGTCTACTTTATGTTACGTAATTTCAAAGCGGGGAGCAGAAAAATTATGTAAATATGTAGAGGAAATAGGCTTTGATCATCCAACAGATTGGTTTATTTTTAGAAAAGGTCATCAAGGCATATTTAATGTCTATACTTTTCCACCATATATTGAGAGTCCTCTCAATATAGATTCAAGATATGAATCACAAGTTCAATAGGAGCGGATATGTTAGAGCCAGTATTTCCAGATGCAATTAGATTTGAATGTAAAGATTTATATTTACATTCCATAGGTGCCCCATCAGGTAGAAAGATTTGGGATACCTGCCATGAAATTGCAAAGATGTTAATAGATAAGAATATATCTTATGGCGATTCCGCCCTATCCCCAGTTCGTATATTTTCAAAGGCGGAACCAAGAGAACAATTATATGTTCGCATAGATGATAAATTAAGTAGACTTATGAAGGGCTCAGACTATCCAGGAGATAATGATATTGATGACCTAATTGGCTATTTAATACTGCTCAAAATAGCTAAATCCAGTTGATATTTTAGTCGACTAAGAGTATAATAATTACATATGGAAATTGAATTAGCTGATCATTTTGATCGCATGAACAAGGTTGTTGAAGAATTACTCAAAGGTAACAATCCCACTCAGATTGCCTCTATAACGGGTTTTAAACGTTCAGATGTCCTAGGATATATAGACGAGTGGAAAGAGGTCGTTAGAAGCGATTCTGGGGCCCGTGACAGGGCAAAGGAAGCCATCTCTGGAGCAGACCAACACTATGCCATGCTTATTAAAGAGGCCTGGAAGACCGTAGAGGATGCAGATCAGGCGGGACAATTAAATATAAAAGCAACAGCATTAAAACTAATTGCAGATATTGAAGGCAAGCGTATTGGAATGCTACAAGAAGTCGGATTGTTGGACAATCAAGAATTGGCATCGCAGGTAGCAGAGACCGAACGAAAGCAAGATGTATTAGTTAAAATATTAAAAGAAGTAACAGCAACCTGTCCTAAATGTAAAATGGAAGTTGCAAAACGTTTGTCTCAAATAACTGGAGTAGTAGAACCAGTTATTCTTGATGCAGAGGAAGCAAGTGGATCTTAATTTTAATGATCTCATTGATATTCTTGACGGAGAAGAATTTGATGAAAGACCAGTTGATCTTAAGACATTTGTAACAAGCCCAGACTATCTTGGACTACCGCCACTTTCTGAAAATCAATATACATTAATTGAAAAGTCGTCTCAGATTTATAAAGAGTCTACCCTAATAAAATTGTTTGGCGAAGAAGAAGGTCGTCGTAGATTCAAGCAAACATGTAATGAAGTTATTGCACAACTAGGAAAAGGAAGCGGCAAAGATTACTGCTCCACTATCTCGGTTTCTTATATAGTTTATTTGCTGCTATGCCTAAAAGATCCTGCCACATATTATGGAAAGCCTCCTGGAGATACCATTGATATTCTTAATATTGCTGTCAACGCACAGCAAGCAAACAATGTTTTCTTCAAGGGATTTAAAACACGCATAGATAGATCACCATGGTTTATTGGAAAGTATGACCCGAAGGCTTCGGAAGTCAGATTTAACAAGAATGTAAACGTATACTCTGGACACTCTGAGCGTGAAGCATTCGAAGGTTATAACGTCATAGCCGTTATCCTAGATGAAATTTCTGGATTCGCCACAGAGAATACTACTGGGCATGACCAAGCTAAAACTGCAGATGCTATATACGATATGTATCGTGGATCTGTCGTATCTCGTTTTCCAGATTACGGCAAAGTAATTCTTTTGTCGTTCCCCCGATTTAAAAATGATCCAATACAAAAATTTTATGATTCTGTAATAGCAGAAAAAGAAACAATAATTAGAACCAAGAAGTTAAAGATGGATGAAGAGTTGCCAGACGGCACAGAGGGAAATGAATTTATAGTTGAATGGGAAGAAGATCATATCATCTCTTATACAATTCCAAAGGTCTATGCTCTCAAAAGACCAACATGGGAAATCAATCCAACTAAAAGCATAGAAAACTTTAAGGTAGAATTTTATAAAAATATGCCAGATGCATTAGGTCGCTTTGCCTGTATGCCCCCAGAAGCAGTAGATGCTTTCTTTAAGTCTCGTGAGAAAATAGAAAAAGCATTTAACAATATGGCGCTGGCAGTAGACAACTTTGGTAGATTTGAAAATTGGTTCGCACCAGACCCTGATAAGGAATACTTCTTGCATGTAGACTTGGCACAAAAGCATGACCATTGTGCCGTATCTATGGCCCATGTTCAAAAGTGGGTAAATGTAAAAGTAACCGATACATACTCCCAGCCTGCGCCAATCGTAGAAGTAGATGCAGTTAGATATTGGACTCCTACTGCTGATAAATCTGTAGATTTTACAGAGGTAAAAGATTATATTTTGTCTTTAAGAACTCGTGGATTTAAAATAAGAGTCTGCACATTTGATAGATGGAATTCGCATGACATGATGCAGCAGCTAAAAGCCTACGGAATAAATACGGAGACTTTGTCAGTTGCCAAAAAGCATTATGATGATATGGCTATGGTAGTGGCGGAAGAAAGGCTTTCTGGGCCTAATATTAAATTACTTATAGATGAGCTTTTGCAGCTGAAAATTATGCGTGATAGAGTAGATCATCCAAGAAAAGGATCAAAAGACTTGGCGGATGCTGTATGTGGTTCAATATATAACGCCATAAGCAGAAGTAAATTTGAAACTAATCAGGAAATAAATGTGCATACATACGACTCAATTGCACGTAGAAATGATAGACAGGAAGAAGACGTTAGACTTAATGTAATTAGACCACCAAAGATGCCTTCAAAATTGGCGGACGTACTAGATGGAATGGAAATACTATGAGCATATATCAAGATAAAGCTAAAGAATGTAAATGCTGTGGAAAACATGTACCGCTGCCTACTACCCTAAAAGAGTATGCGGGATATATGCTTTGCCCTACCACATTTGCAAATGTAGTTGAATATAAGAGATTGTGGAAGTCTCTTGGATCAAGACCACCTGGAAGCGTCAGAAAACATTTCTCTGATTACGTCCAGCAGTTGGTGGAGACAACCATTGACAAAAATGAGGATGGCACAATACAATAGGGCTAGGTGGCGTTAGCTCAGTTGGTCAGAGCCCCAAACTCATAATTTGGCCGTCGTAGGTTCAAGTCCTACACGCCACACAAAAGAGAGTATAATAAAGATATGGATGAAGAGGAGTTCGGAATGGAGCTAGAGCACTATTTAGAAATAGGCGCAATAACTCTGGAAGGCATGGATGAAAATGGTGAACTTATATTTGCCATAGATGAAAAAGCTAAAGACATAGCACCAGAATTATGGGAAGCTCATACAAGTTATGTCGATGAAACTCTTGTTAAGTTATATGAAAAAGGTTTGATGGAGGTTGAATATGATGAAAATCTTGAAGCAACACTACATCTTAGTCCAGAAGGACAAAAGCTTGCAAAAGAATTGGGGCTAATCCAAATGGATATGCCAGAGCCCCCAAATGATTAGGAGATAATATGCCATACAATATTAAACAGAATGTAGCAGGGTGCAGAGGGTTTGCAGTAGTTAATGATAAGGGCGAACTTAAAGGATGTCACCCAAGCAGAGGAAGAGCATTGGCTCATCAAAGAGCCCTATATGCCGCAACAGCAAATGAAGAAAAGATGAAAGAGAAGAAAAAACGCATCTTGTAATCTAAAAAGCTTTTTGCTATAATATATGTGGGTCGCCGTCAGGGGCCCACATATTAATTTATTCGCTTGAAGGAGGAATAAAATGGTTACAAACCTATCATTGGATCTTTTTAAAGATCCATTTTTTATTGGCTGGGATCGCCATATTAAAGATCTTGAAAAACTTATGGGTGCATCTACTAATTACCCGCCATACAATCTAAAACAAATTGGAGAAGACTCCTATGCTGTTGAAATTGCTTTGGCAGGATTTAGCAAAGAAGACATCACGGTAAAACAGGAAAAAAATGTTTTAACGATTACTGGTGAAAGCAAATCAGACACCAGTAGCACCTACATTCACAGAGGCATTGGAGGTCGCAATTTTACAAGAACATTTTCTCTTGCAGAATATGTTGAAGTACATAGCGCTATAATGCTACAAGGAATGCTAATAGTTAATTTAATCAAGAGGGTTCCAGAGGAAGCAAAACCAAAAGTGTTTTCAATTACTGATGGTGATGAATTAGCCGCAATTTCTGGAGCAGAGCAGGATGAAATGCTTGAGCAGGCAGAAAAAGAAGGCCTCTTGAAACGCAAGAAGAAGAAATAGTATAATGGTATCCTGGGCATCGCAGCCTAGGATCGTCGGGGAAGACAGCGACGAAAAATAACTGGTATAGTCCTGAGCATGACTGTAAAAAACTGCTCCTTAAATTTAGGAGATAAATGCCAGCGTATGATTACAAGTGTGTGATATGTTCATACACAAAAGAAATACCTAAGCCAATAACGCAAGCTGATATGGTTGAGCTTTGTGAAAAATGTGGTGCTGCAATGGTTAAACAATACGGTACATTTGGCATTCAATTCAAGGGCACAGGCTTTTATAAAACAGACAACGCTAAATAATTTAATGTTATAATTAACTTGTTACAAAAGTTGTAACAAGGAGTTTAAGTTGACTGGAACTAAATTATGGAGACTATCATTAGCCGCAATTTTAATGTTTGGCTGGGTTTTTCTTGTTCCATCAAATGCATACGCAACTTGCGTTAACTATTTACAGTCACAAACAATAGCAGCCGCCTACGAGGGCGACCCAGCCCCAACAGTCAATACGATGGATACATGCGGCGGCGACGATACATCTTATCAAATTCCAATAGCTACAACAATAACATTTGACGGTGTACAGTATTCAAATGTATACGCAACAACTAACTCAGTAATTACATTTGGACAGGCAGATAATACGTATTGGGATTATCCACAAACCCCGTCAATTTCTTTATATTCTATGGATTGGGTTACTGGTTGGTATGGCGCTCCAAATACTTTAGACATATTATATTCAGAAGGCGGATTTCAATTAAATATGCAGGCTATTCCATTTGGTCAATGGGGGGCTGAGCCAAGCACTATAAATATATTAGTAGCTATTACTAATACTGGAAGTCTTGCAGTATCATATAGTTATCAAGGGCCAGAATATAATAATATGAGAACTGGCGTTAGGCTACATGATGGATCTATTGTGTCTTTAGAAGCATGGGGAGCAACACAGATACAGCCAGGATCTTCTACTCCAACACTAGAGCCAGAGCCAGTTGTTGTTGGACCAACACAAGAACAGTTAGCAGTACAAGAAGAAATGCGTGTTACTGCAAATTTAATTGCTAATGCAATTGCTAATGCACAAAATGTAGAGCCTAATCCTGAACCATCGCCTGAGCAAACTCAACCAATCGATCCCACTCCAACTCCAACACCTGAAACAACTTCTGAACCAGAACCAACTCCAAGTCCTGAGCCATCGCCCACTGTTGAGCCTTCACCAGAGCCTTCACCTCAGCCAACGGATATAGATCCAACCCCAGAGCCAACACCTGAGCCATCTCCAATCGAACTTTCTCCAGAACCATCTCCAGATAATACCACAGAACCAGAAATTGTGGTAATAGAGCCAGAAGTAATTACTCCAGAAGATCCACGTTTTCCAGAAGAAGATATTGTAATATTAGTTGAAGATAAAACAGAAAATACAGAAGTGTCTGAAGATATGTCCAGGCTACTTGCCGATCTTACAAGTAGCCAAACTCTTGCAACATTAAGTCCAGAACAGAAAGCTGCAGTCGCTTCCACTCTTGGCATTAGGTCTGAGGAGGTTACGAAAGTAGTGGAATTAGCAAAAACAAATGAAGCAGTAGCAGAAGCATTAGAGGAATTTGGAAATAGGGCAAATAAAAATATTGATGCCCCAATGCCATATACATTAGCAGATGCTGTAACAGAGGTTCAAACAGAAAAATTTTTGGCGGATCCAATAGGAACATTAACAGATATAGATTTAGAAAAAGTCCTAGACCCATCAGAATGGGGTAAGGATATGACAGATGACCAAAGAGAAAAAGCACAGGAAGTCGTCGTACCAGTAATTATTGCAAGTAATATTGTGGCAGCAGCCATGACAAGGAGGAAATAATGAAAATAATTAAAAAGGTCCTTAGCTACGTCTGGGAGGTAATTAAAGAAAGCATTGCCCAAATATTTACTCTCCTTGGTTTTTTTATAGCATGGCTGACCCTAACGGGTAGTGCTCAGCAAGTTGTAGGAGTAGCGACAGTAATTGCTACTATTATTTGGCTAGCAACAATACCACTAAGAAAAGAGGAATAATAAATGATTAAAGAAAAAATTATGCTTATACTGGCAGCAGGAGTAATGGCTGCAATTGGAATGGCAATAATTGGAGACTATATAGTAGCTGCAATTGAAACCAGTAAAACTGGCGAGCCAGTAGACGTTTCAGCCGAAGTTATGACCCTGGTTCAAACCGCTCTTGGCGGAGTTATTGGCATTATAGGCGGATATTTTGGAGCTAAGGGTTCTAAAGACTAAAATGCTATAATGGAGGCATGAGAAAATTAGGTGCCTCATTAGCTAGTTTAATGCTAGCCCTCACAGTTACATCGTGTAACTTTGATGGTTCATTCCGTTATGAATGCCAAGATACAGCAAATTGGGAAAAAGCCGAATGCAACCCACCAATCTGTGAGACTACTGGAACATGTTCTAGAGATTTAGTAGGACAAGAAGTCTGGGATGAGTACCAAAAAACAAAGGTAAAAAATGGCTAAAGAAAGATTAACACCACAAGACCTTGATGCAAGATTAAAATTCATTTTAGGAATTACGCTTGGATCAATTCTATTCCTAACATCAATTGGAATTCTTTACGGATTGTTGTTTGTTACACAACCAATAGGAGCACAGTCAGAAAATGACAAGATGTTCTTTAATGTATTGGGAAGCGTTGCAACATTTATTACAGGAACATTGGCGGGTCTACTAATTGGACAGTCTGGTGCAAAAGATATTATGAAGGCACAGTTAGACAATAAAGAAATGGACGCTAAGAATACTCAGGCGGATAAGAAACTTGAGTCAGAATTAGAAATTAATGAACTAAAGGCTGAGGTAGAAGCAGATGCTGTCAGGGCTCGTCTTGATGCAAAGCCAAATGATCAAATGCCAGCAGAGCAGCCAGTAGATACAGAATGGGATAAAGATTAAAATGTCAGATAACTTTCCAGTACCAGAAGAAACGGCAAAGGCTCCTAAAGGAAGTGCTGCTCGTTTAATTCAAGTTGCTAAATCTCAAGTTGGATACATTGAAGGTCCAAAAGACAATGAGACAAAATATGGTGCGTTTACAAAGGCTAACTTCCAGCCATGGTGCGGATCATTTGTAATGTGGTGTGCAGATCAAGCAGGAGTAAAGGTGCCAAACACAGTTTATACTCCAGGCGGGGCAGCCGCATTCAAAAAGTCTGGTAAATGGATTGACGTAGATGTAGCAGATCCAGAGCCAGGAGACATTGCTTATTTTGATTTTCCTGGGGACGGTGTAGACAGAATCTCGCATGTTGGAATTGTCGTCGAAGACAATGAGGACGGAACCGTATGGTGCATTGAAGGGAATACTTCAAGCAGCAAAAAAGGAAGTCAAAGAAATGGCGGAGAAGCCTGCAGGCAGCTTCGTGCATTTAAGAAAAATAAGAAAGGTGTTCCTATCTCTATAGTAGGATTTGGACGCCCTAAGTTTAAAGCATAATGAAGACATATAAGGTAAAATTAGAGATTGAAGCAGAAGTACAGGCATTTGACGAGAATGATGCTGTAGACTATTTAAACGATATATTCGGAGTTGATGACGAAGTCAGAAATGTCAAAGTTGTCAGCGTAAAGGAGAAGTGATGGCTAAAGAAGGATACAAGCCCACCGCTGGTATGAAGGCGGCAGCTAAGAGAGCTATTCGTTGGAAAGAACAAGGAAAAGCAACAGGTGCTGGAACCGCAGTAGGCTGGACTCGTGCAGGGCAACTTGCACGTGGTGAGACATTAAGTTTGTCCACCGTTAAACGAATGTATTCCTTCTTTTCCAGACACGAAGTAGACAAAAAAGGTAAAGACTTTTTCAATACTTCTAACCCTTCGAATGGTCGAATTATGTGGGACGCATGGGGTGGAGATGCTGGTTTCTCTTGGTCTCGCAAAATTGTAGAGCGGGAAAAGAATATGAAGAAATCCTATACTCAAGATGAATTAATTGATGAAATTAAAGATATGCTTGATGACGTAGTTAACCCAGTAGATACGGTAATTGAAATTGATGACGATGAAGAAATTAAAAAAGCCCTACGTCCAGAGATCACTAAAGAGCAGCTTGGAATGGTAATTGAGCATCTAATGGAAGCAATTGAAGGAATGATTGAGGTTCCAGAAGAAGAAGAGCCAGAAGCTGAAATGGAAGCTCCAGAAGCAGAAGACAACGGCGTACCTCCAGTCGGAGATCCAATGAAAAATGAAATTAATTACCCAGTTACAAAATCAGAAAATTCAGATTATGAATCAGACGATGAAGAAGAAGATAAATGGGATAATATGACAAAAGCATGCTGGTCTGGCTATAAGCAGGAAGGCATGAAAGAAAAGAATGGCCGAATGGTTCCAAACTGTGTCCCAGTAAATAAGTCATATGATGAAAAAGATGAAGAATTGGACAAGGCCAAAGATAAATATAAAGAAGTAATTGATGATCGCAGAGGTGAGCCATCTGACAAAGAACTCTATGCTAGAGTTGTTGCAGAGGCTAAAAGAAAATTTGATGTCTACCCTTCAGCCTATGCAAATGGATGGGTAGTTCAAGAATATAAGCGCCGTGGTGGAAAGTACACAGTAAAGAAGTCCGTTTGGAACGGAACTTTCATTAAATAAGTATTGACAGAGCCGCAGCAATTCCTGTATAATATATATATTGGGATGCTGCGGTTTAGTCTATAAAAAGGAAAATGTTAAACCTAAATTTACAAGGTGTTGAAGTCTTCATAAGAAAAGCGCAGACAGAAAAAATAAATACTTTCTGGGAAAATTATGATCTTTTAATATGGAATAAAAATATCAACGGATATACAAGCAAAAACGGCATGTTTCGAAAGAATACATGGGGGACGGCAGAAAGAATAGCCGTCAACAATAATGGTATATGGAAGCTCCCTATAAAGTATGTCAAATATTTTAAATGATTTAGGTGTAGATACAGACGATTTTGACTGGTGGCATCTGGCCGTATGTCGTGGAATGGACACAAATCTATTCTATGATAAATATGAAGTAGATGCCAACATAGCAAAAAATATAGACGACGCATGCTTGTCATGCCCAGTCCTTAAAATGTGCTATGAATCAGGCGTAGAAAAAGCAGAGTATGGAGTATGGGGTGGCGTTTATATGTCATCAGGAGAAATAGATAAGTCTAAAAATCTCCACAAGACTCCAGAAATTTGGAAGAAACTAAGGAGTAAAGGTGTCGCTTAGCAATAGCAGTCATTTTTATGATAAAGGCCATTTCAAACATGGCATTAATCAATGGACGGGCGAACCAAACAAACCAGTATTTTATAATGACGAAATGAAGAAAAAGATCAGAGAGATAAGGCAACCTATGTTGCTCATGATGGATATTGCAATGTACCCAGACTTTCTAGCGATCAGATTATACGAAGATAATTTTTTACAGTTTGACGGAAGCAAAAAGGAAGAAGTAATTTCTTATGTTGATAAGGTTAAAAAAGTAATAGAATCATTTGGTGTAAGATGTGAACTAGAGGGGGTACCAAGTGCAAGAGTATTATGAGATAATTAACATTGTATATATATATGAAGAAAGAGTTTATGGAACAGTGGATAAGCTTGGAGCGTTTGCATCTTTGGTAAAATATAATAAAGACGGAATAGATTGCGAAGTTTTATTAGAAAATGACGAGTTCGCTATAGTAGACGAAATCGTATTTCATCACGTAGAGGAAGATAATGGATAAGATCTTATGCTATAGCTGTAGCAAGAGCAAGCATAAATTAAATGCAAAGAAGTCCTCTTTGCTTCCGATTAATTTATTGATGTGCGAGACCTGCATCAATTCTAAATTGGAGCCACGCTGGGTAATTATTTTGGCTGGAAGATCAAATGGCGCCGACCATGTCAGGGAATTTGTTCTTAAAAAGCGCTATATAGGAAATGAAATATCTGCGTCTGAACTATTAGTTTAGACCTATTTAACGGTATAATTAATCTATTATGGATTATACCTCTATTGTTTTGGCTATTTCTGCCGCCGTATTAAGCGGTATGGGTACGGCAATTGTGGCGGGGCTAAAAGAAAATAAAAGAGAAAAAACAAGAAAGCAAGAGCGGGAACAGGATCATCTTAAATTAGAGATAAAAGACCTTAAAATTGAATTATATAAGCTTGAAAAAGAGCTGACAGACTGGAAGGATAAATATTACTCCTCAATACAGGAATTAATCCAGGTTAAATCAGAGCTTGAGAATGCCCTAGTACAATTAAATATAATTGAATTGCAGGATGTAGACTCGGAATATTAGAAATAGTACAATAGGGTATATGACCTGTATCGTAGCCCTATCTTCTGGGAACAAGGTATTTCTTGGAGGAGATTCTGCCGCATCAGATGAAAAGTCTGGTTTAATACTTCAAACAACAGATCCTAAAGTTTTTAGAGTGGGACAGTTTGGCGTAGGCTTTGTTGATTCTTTTAGAATGGGACAAATTTTACAATACAACTGGACTCCGCCAATTTATAAGCCGACGGCAGGATATAAAAATTTAGATAAATTTATGCGTACTAAGTTTGTTGAATCTGTCAAAGAAGCTTATCAAGAACACGGATATGGAAGATTTGGTACAAGCGCTGGTGAAGATGGCGATGAAGGTGGAATTATAATTATTGCAGTACAAAATACTGGAAGAATATTTATTATGGATGTAGACTATCATGTTGCTGAAGTTGATGTTGAATACCTTGCAGAAGGAAGCGGACAGCAAGTAGCGCTAGGATCTTTATTTTCCACGTCTACAATAAAGACTCCACGAAAGCGTGTAAGAATGGCTCTAGAGGCATCAGCCAAGTTCATAATGAGCGTAAGAGGCCCCTTTACAATTATAGAGGTCTAGGAGTATAATAGACATATGAAGTGGCTGAATCGTTTAGCCGCCCTACTGTTTGGATTAGTTACAGTAGGATTAATAAGAGACTTCCTAGATAAGCATACTGTTATTGTATTTGACAATCAGGAAGAAGATGACAAGGATGAAGAAGTGGACGACATATTAAATCTTAAACCAGATAACTATGATAATGCCATGGATCTTCGTGGAACACCGACTCATGTCTGTGCCTGCGGATGTAACATTTTCAACTTAAAAGTAATTTTTAATGAGAATGAAATCGCAACTTACTTCCTTGACATGGAATGTGCAAATTGCGGCAGTCTTGCTACTGCTCCAACGCCAGTAGACTACATAGAAGGATTAGATAATTGAGAAAATCAGAAAGACTTAGAATTGCAGAATTAGAAATAATTAGACTTACCTACGAAATAGAATATGTAAAAGCCATGTTGTCAGCAATCATTGAGGTTGGCGGAATGAAAGCCCCAGAGATGGATGCTGGAAAATGGTACGCAAAGAAACCAAATAGACCAGATATTCCTAACAACTAGTATTGACGATCTAGTTGTCATTTAGTAGAATAGGCAACATGAATAAAAAACTAATGGCGGCTGTTGTAGCCTTAATTACAACTATCACATCAATCAATATGGTTCAGGCTAATCAGCCTGCTCCTGCAACGGTGGCAATTCTTGATACAGCTTTGAACGCAAATTTACCAGTGTTTAAAGATAGAATTGTTTATGAAGTATGTATTTTAGAATGGAATTCATGCCCAAATGGATCTAATTTTATGGAGGGTCCAGGAGCAGCATATATGCCATTATCACAAATGGTGGCAAATGGCTTTGATCATGGAACTAAAATGGCACATGCATCAGTATCAACTAATCCAAATATTGGAATTGTATTCGTAAGGATTGTTGGAGCCACTTCAACTGGCGTAAGACAGATATACAATGAGGAAACTTTTGTTAAGGCTTTAAATTGGGTAAACGCAAACAAGTCTAAATTTAATATTCAGGCTGTGGCAATCTCTCAAGGACATCATAATTTAGCACCTTTGGCTAATTATTGCCCAACAACACCAAATACTGTAAGTGCTATATCAACACTTGATTCGTCAGGAGTACCTGTTTTTATTGCTGCTGGTAATATGCGTGATCAAAAGCGTGTATCTTGGCCAGGTTGTATTAGTCAAGCAGTAACTGTATCTGCAACTTCAGTTACGGACGGAATTGCAGTTTATTCTAATTACGATTCTAATATCACAGATATGTTTGCTCTTGGTAGATTAAGACTTATTAATCCTAGTGGATATTTTTTCAACGAAGACGGCACATCTGTTTCGGTACAAGTTGCAGCAGCAGTTTATGTTGGACTTAAATCAAAATATCCTTCATACACAAAACAACAATTATTAGATTTGATTAAATCAAAATCCTACCCAGTAAAAAGTAAAACTATTTCAGGGTATGTTGTAAGCAAGGATATTTTAAATGGCTAATCAAGTCACCGTATTAGAAGGAATAATCGGAGACGTTGCAATTGCGTTATATCAGAAATGGTATAACGCAATGCCATTAGAAGAAAGAAATGAAATGGCAGAAGCAGCTTTGAAGAAAAATGCACAAGAAAGCACATTATTTGTTATCCAAATGTTTATGGATAAATTCAACCAAGCAGCAGAAGAATTAAAAAATCAAGACTAGTATTGACTAGCCTTATACTATTTAGTAAGATAGGACTATGCAAACATTTTTACCAGAGGCGGACTTTGCAAAGACTGCTAAACATTTAGATCGTAAGCGTCTTATTAAGCAAAGCGTAGAAAATCTTCAGGTCCTCAAGTCTCTTGCAGGATATTATAATGAATCAGGCGCATGGGTGAATCATCCAGCCGTCAAAATGTGGGAGGGCCATGAAGATTGGCTGTTCCTATACAATGAAGCCATCGTAAAAGAAATCATTATGCGTGGCTATAAGAATAGTACACGAGATACATTCGACCAGATCTATCAGGAAAATTTCCTTATGCTGGAATCAGATGAGCCTTGGTGGCTAGGAGATGAGCGTGTACATTATTCTCATAAGGGAAGGTTGTACGAAAAGGACCCAGAAAAGTACTATTTCTATTCGGAGTTTGCGGACTATCGTGAACTAGGGTATACTTGCTGTGAATCTTGCAGTTACTACTGGCCAACTCATGCGGAGGATACAGATGAATCTAACTAGTGAAACCTTTAGTAAAGCTTTAAATGACAACAAGATACTGATTGTAGATTTTTGGGCGGATTGGTGTGGGCCTTGTTTAAAGGTTGCTCCAATATTAGATGAGATAGCAAGTGAGTACAATGTATCAATTGCTAAAGTTCATGTAGATGAACAACAAGATTTGGCTACAAAGTACGACATATCTACAATACCAACATTAATGGTATTCGAAAATGGAGTACCAGTCAAAAAAGTGGTTGGCGCACAGCCTAAACACAAACTCGTGAAAGAGTTTGAAGGATGGATATAACATTTAGTGAATGGATGACATACGGGATTGAAAAAGGTTGGTGCGGACCCCCAGTATGTTATACCCATGACGGACTACCAATGTCTGAGCAAGAGTTTGCAGAGTTTGATGAAGGTCAAGATCCTTGCATGCATATTGTTCGAATGTACGAAGACATTGAGATGAAACAAAGTATAGAGGATAACCATTCCCCATCAAATTGGCGGAATTCGTACATAAAATAGATTTCTGGTCTACAATGGGTCAGAATAAAAAAGGAGAAAAAATTAAATGAAATCATTTAAGAAAATAGCTCTCGCCATGGTTGCAGCCATGACACTGGGCACCCTTGGAGTGGCACCTGCAAATGCCGCCCCTATGACAGTTGCTTTGACTGTTAATGGTAGCGCCCCTGCAACAGCGGGAACAGCCACAACAACTGCTGTGGAGCTTCCAGTTCCATCAGATAATTCTGTTGATGCTGCTGATGCTCTAAAGTTTGTAGTTACAGTGGATACAGGTACAGCCGTTGCGGTTTCTGCAACAAATGCCTCTATCGTACTTGCAACAGCAACTGCTGCTGCTCCAGTAACTGCTGCTAGTGGATCTGCTTCAACAACAATTGCAACTGGAACAGGAACAACTGCTACATTCTTTGTTTTTACAAAGACCACCGCAGTAGGAACTGTTTCCATTACAAACCAAGGTGAAACTAAGGTTTATTATGTACAAGGTGCAGTCGGAAAGATCAATGATATTTCAGTATCTGGTCTTGACGTCGGTGCTTCTGGTACACAGGTGACGCTAACAGTTACCGCTAAGGATGTATTCGGTAATAAGGTTTCTGGAAAGTCAATTACAGCAGTAGTTGCTAACGGAACTCTTGATACGACAACTGCCACAACTGGCACTGGTCTAGCAGACTTTGGTGCCCGTGATTTTAAGGTTACACTTCCAACCAATGGTTCGGCTGCTGTAATTTTTTCAGTCACAAACTCTGCTGATTTGGCAACTGCTGTAACTGGTTTTAATACCATTACTTCATCTGTTGCAAAGAATATTGCAGTTCGTGACCTTGCTGCAGAACTTACTGCTGCGCTTGCTGCCAAGGCTACTGCTGAGGCTGCTTTAGCAACAGAGAAGTCTGCTCGTGCTGCCGACGCTGCTGCTGCTGCAACTGCTGCTGCAACTGCCAAGGCTACTGCTGATGCAGAAATTGCAACACTTAAGGCAGAGGTTGCAACACTTAAGGCTAATGCAGTAACCGCTAAGCTTGCTGCTGATAAAGCCCTATCCGATGCCGTTGCTGCTAAAGATGCTGAAATTGCAAAATTAAAAGCAGATAACTCTGCTGCTCTTGATGCAATTAAAAAGGCATTCAATGCACTTGCTGCAAAATGGAATAAGGCTAATCCAAAAGCCAAGGTTGCTCTCGTAAAGTAATCTAATTAAATACTGGGGCAGGACTGAGGTCTTGCCCCTTTATTTTATAAATGATAGAATAATATGGTGGAAGAATACTTACAAGAAAAAGTCCGACGGGACATAATAAAAGAAATAAGTAATCTTGAACTTCCAAATGAATGGAAGCCACAACAAGTGATTGATTATATAATCAGAAAGATAAATAAAAAATAATGTGGAATAAAATAAAGAATTGGTTACTTCCAAAAGGGGAAGAGTTTCAATATAATGTATTAGTTCAGGCTGAACCTGAAAGAAAGGTGGTAGTCGTGAAGAAAGCCGCAGCAAAGAAGCCAGCAGCCAAGAAGAAGGCTCCTGCAAAGAAGTCTCCTGCAAAGAAGACTGTCAAGAAGTCAACACCAAAGAAGAAGTAAATGGGAAAACATCACGATAAAATAGCGGCATCGTTGGAGATCCGACGTAGGAATCATAAGGGTCCAGGCGGTAAAGTTCCAGGGTCTATGAATAAAAAGAAGACTGGATATAATCGTGTGAAGGCCAAAAAGTCGTAGCAATGGAATATAAAGAGCAGTGTGAAATGAAGGGTTGCGAAAATGAGGCTACCCGAATTACTAGCACCGAAACTAAATATATAGTTATTTGCAATGATTGTTGGCACGAAATGTACAAAAACTAGGATAGCATGATACAGAAATTAGCGGATATGGTCTGGGGGGTAGTAGAAAAGCTCTACTCCCTTCCAGATGACATATTTGATTTCGAAGATGATGAAAATGCTATAATAGATGAATGAGCGGCTTTCTAGACCCGCTTAAATACAACCTATAGGAGAAATAAAATGGACGGAATTAATCTAACTGGTTTCAACCAGACAGGTGAGCAGTCGGGATCCAATAATCTTGATCTTAACCCAACAGGACAACAGCCAGCAGCAGCTTTCCCAGCGAAAGATGTATCAAACCAAGCAACAGCACAAGGTCCTAAGTAATATGTGCGTTGAATGTGGATGCGAAAACGTCGGTAGCCAAACAGGAATGGCAAAGATTCCTGGCGGCATGCTAGATGTTACAAGGGATGGAGAAGCAGGTCTTACCCTAAATATGACTGCAACTCCAGAACAAAGAGAAAGATTTATTAATGAATAATGGTACAGGAATGGAGACTCCTCCAAACAGCCAACCATCAGGTGCTGTAACTTCTCAAGAAGCAACGAGGAAAAATCCAAGTCAAGGTAGATTTAAGTCTGGAATCCAGGATAAGAGAACTATGAAAATAGATCGCAATCGTCATGGTATCCGCAGAGAAACTACCGTAGGTCCGAAGAAAAGCAGACCTAAGAAAGTATAAAGGATTCCCCCGCTAATGGCCTTTGGTTGTGGTGGGGGAACTTATTATGTGTAAAGAATGTGGTAATTGTAGCAAAGAGCACGATAAAACAATCGATGACTCTATAGATGTAACGGAAGCGTTAGGTTTATAATGGATTTGCAGGCGGCAGAAACAGCTCACAAAAGAGATGATAAGGCGGAAGTAAAAAAGGATTGGGCATGTCCTTGTAATGGATGTGCAAAGGCGGTAAAGCAAGAGCGGAAAAGAATATTAGATGAACTTGATAAAATAGATACAGTTAAACTTAATGGATTAGGAATGAAGATCCTAGTTCAAGAAATGCTTACCGCAGGGAATAAAAAGAAATGAAAAAATATCTATTTAGATGTAAGACATGCAATACTATTATGTCCATTGAAACAGAGCTTGAAGATAGCAAAATTCATTTAGTTCCACCATGTCCATGCGGAAAGTCAAGAATGGACTGGCTGGGCTCGGATGCATACAAATACGGCGTGTAGACACGTCTACGAAATTATAGGAGAGCCTATCTGCCCAGATTGCGGTAGAGATACTCACGAGACAGATGGGGCCCTCCACGCCCGTTTATTCAAGGAGTACTACGACTCAGACGCACCTAAAGCCTACAAATGCCCCATAGAAGGCGGCACAATACGTGGCTGGTGGTCTATCTAACTATTGACCTATTCAAATATATATTATATACTACTCAATACGCTCAAAAGTGAAGCGGCAAGTGCGGCGAAAGAGAGAACATGTTCGATTATAAATCGGCAATGGAATCGGGCCATGCCTTCAATAAGATCGTCGCTATGCGACTAGAATCAGAAGGAATATCGGCGGAAGTTCCAGAGTTCTCATTTGCTCAATCAAAGGAAGAAATAAAGGACTATACTCTCAACGATAAGGATGTAATTGTCGGAGATAATGTCATTGAGGTCAAGAGTCGTAATCTTTCATTTGGCGATAACCCAGATTCATTTCCATATGATGATTTGATCATAGATACAGTTTCAGGATATGAGGCAAAAGATCCAAAGCCAATTGCCTATGTTATGGTTAGTCAGGTAACAGGTGGCATGTTTATATTTCCTACAGCCTTTGCCAAATCTTGGCGGGTGGAGAGAAAATATGACAGATATCGCAAGCATGAAGATAACTTCTATTTAGCTCCAAAGACATTTGCTAGGCCTTTTAGTCAACTAATAAATAAGTTAAAGGAAACAAATGTCTAAGTGGATGTGGTATGACTTTTTCGGACGAGAATGGCAGGGATTTTGCGCTTCCTGTCGTAAAGAGCTATTTGCGCCCACTAGGGCAGATTTTATAACCAATCGGTTATATCATACGAGAAATGAATGTGGAGGCGGATATTGAGAAACTTTCTTGATGATTCGATTGTAGAGCATAAATCAAGACCACCTTTGAGATGGATCGCAAATTGGGCGGGATCAATAGCGTCCAAGAATATGCTAGAGCTATCCTATATGGAAGATGAAGGCTTAGATAAAGGATTTAGATATAAGTATTATGGATGGCTATGGGATACATTCTGGCCAATCTACAGCAAATACGGAACCTTCTATAGGTTAAATATGGACATGTCTGGTCCTGGCTGGGATGACTATGATGAGAATGGAGTTCCATACTGGGAAAAGACTGGGACAATAGATCCAGATTATGACTATGATGAATTTCACTGGGACTATATCGATGAAGAAACTGGCGATGCCTTCAAGGTAATAAATTTCGGCGGGAAAGAATGAAATACGCCCTATTAATCCTCCTAGCTATATTCATTATCCTTAATTACTTTGCATGGTTACAACAATGAGTTATCCATTACCCAAAGATCCCCAAATTGCTGCTTACTTACAGCATCTGAAAGAGAGAGATATTAAGCAGGCTTCAGTATGTGAATATTGTAAGTCTCAGTCAACTGGAATAAATTCGGACGGGTACAGAATAATCTTCGTCTGTAATAATCACTATATACCAGATAACCCTAATGTAGTTCATAGAGTATATCCAGAAGGTATGCCAGTCAATCCAGATATGATGGATCCAAATATAGGTGGCTGGAGAATGGCTACAGCTCCTGTAGAAAATTCTCCAGAATAAGGTCCTATATCTTCTATTCCCCCCTCCTTTTTCTCCTCTCTATCAGCCTTATACGGCTTTTATAGTGGAGAATTGTGGAGTAAAGTGGAGCAAAGTGGTTATTCATTAGTAACGAAATGTTATTGTATTATATAAAGATAGTTATATGTGTAATTGAACGATATCCACAGATATGTCGTAATGTTGTGGATAACTTGTGGATAACTATATATGGCAGCATATGTTCCAGGATTTGTCAATAGCTCTCGTAAAAGGCCATTTTGGCCCACAAATACGAGATAAATTTTGACAGATTTTGGATTAAATTGGATCTATTTTGTTCTATTTATATAACATTTTGTTATATTTTCAGGGATTTTTATATATTCCTCGTAAAAGCGCATTCTTGCCCGCTATTATTTAACACAAAAGGTGCAAATCGGACATTTGTCCAACTTGCACCTATGAGGTTTATATTTATTTAGTTAGCGATATTGCGCTGTATGAGTTTCTTTATGTAACTCATTTTCTTTTTCGTGATACTTCTGAATATAACTAATTAGTTCAATTAGTCTTTGTTGTGTATATGGTGGATATGTTGTTGTTATGATATTAGCAAATAATGCTGGATGAAAGTGGTGGTCATTTAGGATTTCTTCTAATTGGTCGATGACTTTGTCTACTTTTGTCCGCCGTCTCATTGTTCCGCCTTTCTATTTTGTGAGATTATATCATGAAGGGCTGACTTGCGCCAGCCCTTGTCTGATCTATTTATTTAGTTCTTGGCTTGCTTGGTCTCAGCAGAAAACTTTACGCCATTCTTTTCCGCCTCCGACAATGCCTGCTTAGCTGCAGCTGAGAAACGGCCACGGCGGCCAACAGTAATTCCCTTTTGAGCTAGATATTCACGCTTTGTTGTCATTTTGTCTATCCTTTCATGATAGGTTTATATTTTATCAGGTATCCACGAATTTGTAAATACCCTCGTAAGAGCATATTTATGCCCCCATACTCGCAGCTTAGTCGGATATGTCCGATTTGTCCACTACGATAATATCATTAGACATGGATGGATATCCATCTTCTAACAAATCTGTTGTATCTGCTTCAAGCTCGTTATCTACATAATGAACTTGAATTGTAGAATCCGTCTCTATTTGGATCCAAGAATGTGTTGCGGCATTGGAGGCAATATCCCATGCCTCCTCCGCATTTGCCGCTTCCACATCAATATAGTATTCAATTAGTTTATCTCCGAAGACTCTGAATTTAGTCATCTAATACATTCCAATCTGGTTCATTTCGTTCATTTAGCCACCCGTCCTCATCTAGAGATACAAGGAAGTCATTCTCCCTCATCCAATCTCTGATAACCTCTTCTATGATTTCCCCGCCAAGGTCCATATTAATACCAAGACCGTCGACGTCATCCCAGAACTTGTCCCAGATTTGTTTTAGAGTTACGCCAGTTGGCACAGCCTCATCTACGTAGTCGTTAACAGCAAGGTCTTCGTATTTATTATTATCATAGATATCCTTGATAATACTGAGAGACCATGTCCAAACCAGGGACGGGAAGACAGGAATCGAATCCAATTTATCAATAACCTCAACAAGGTCCTTGAATACATCATCCCTACGTGTTTGTTCTAATAG